TGAGAATTTTGTTGTGAAACAAGAATTTCTAGCATTTTTAAATGAACTAATGGAAAATTCCCCCGAGATTGTAAGTAAATATATGAATGATGAATTGTCAGCATATATTGATATTTTAAAAAATGATAAGACAAATGAGAAGCCTGCATTAACTGAAAATGGTAAAAAAGTATTACAGTTTTTGCAGGATAATCAAGATACACTTCTTTGGAAGTCAAAGGATCTGGCAGAACGGATGGATGTTTCATCTCGTTGTGTTTCTGGCGCTATGCGAAAACTGGTAACTGATGGATTTTGCGAACGTATCGGTAAAGACCCAATTATTTATAAGTTGACTGAAAAAGGAAAAAATTATATAATTAATAATGAAGAATAATTAAAGGAGAAAAATTAAAATGAAGAATGTTATGCGAAATGCAACCCATATTGAGGGTTATCTTTATCAGCATTCTCTCCAGCTTCGTACCGCTGGTGAGAACTCTAAGAATCCTGGTACTCAGTTTATCAATGGTAGTATTGATATCGCTACTGATGACGCTATGACTAATATTGTTAGTGTCCATTTTACTTATGTAACTCCAAAGTATGCTAAGAGTGGAGCGGACAATGCTACATTCACCGCTCTTCAGAATATTATTAATGGAACTACTTTTAATGTAATGGAGCACGGTATGGATAAGGCTGCGAAGGTCCGTATTGATTCTGCTATCGGTGTAAATGAGTTTTATTCTAATCGTAATGGTAATGAAGAGCTTGTAAGCACTAAGCGCAATGAAGGTGGATTTATTCACATCGTTAATTCTCTTGCTGCCGATGAGAATCTTCGTAATACTTTTGAATGTGATATGATAATTATTGGAGCCACTGAAACTGAGGCAGATGAAGAGCGTGGTCGTGAGCGTTCTGTCCGTGTTAAAGGATATACTTTTGATTTCCGCAAGGCTCTTATTCCTGTTGAGTTTACTGCCGCAAGTGAAGGCGCTATGAATTATTTCCTTGGTCTTGAGGCCACTCAGAAGAATCCTGTGTTTACTAAGGTTTGGGGCCGTCAGATTTCTCGTGTTGTTGTAACTCGGACAGTTGAAGAGTCTGCCTTTGGTGAGCAGAAAGTTACTGAGAGCCAGCGCACTAATCGCGATTTTGTTATTACTGGTGCTTCCAGCGAGCCTTATGTTTGGGATGATGAGAGCACTATTACTGCTCAGGAGTTTAAGGCTGCGCTTGCCGATCGTGAGGTCGCTCTTGCTGAGATTAAGGCTCGTCAGGATGAGTATAATGCTTCTCGTAATCAGACTCAGGCTCCCGCTGGTAATGTTCCCGGTGCTGTAAACGGATTTAACTTCTGATAAGAGGTAAGTATTATGGCTATTAATCTTTTAGATCTTAAGCCCCACAAGGTTAGCCGAGATCTTTCTGGCTATATTACTTTTATTTACGGACTTCCCAAGGTAGGTAAAACTACCTTGGCGGTCTAGATGCCCTCTCCTCTGCTTCTCGCTTTTGAAAAGGGATATAACGCTATTCCTAATGTAATTGCTCAGGATATTACCACTTGGGGCGAAATGAAACAGGTATATCGTGAACTTAAGAAGCCAGAAGTTCAGGCCACTTTTAAGACAGTTATTATTGATACGGTTGATGTTGCTGCTGATTTGTGTCAGAAATATATTTGTAGTCAACTTGGTATTGATAATATGGGCGATGGTGGTTGGGGCACCAATAGCTGGTCAAAATATAAAAAGGAATTTGAAGATGTATTCCGCGGACTTACTATGATGGGTTATGCTGTTGTGTTTATTTCCCATTCACAGTCTGTAACTGAAAAAGATCAGAATGGTCGTGAGTATGGCGTTATTAAGCCCACTACTCAATCTTCCGCACTTCGTATTGTAGAGAATATGACAGACCTTTATGCCTATGCTCGTTCTTATCAGGACAGTAATGGCCAGGAGAAGAGAGTTCTTACTCTGCGCTCTCCTACTGGTTCTGGTATCACTTGCGGCAGCCGCTTTAAGTATATGGCACCAGAGGTTGAGTTGAATTATGAGGCTCTTGCGGCCGCACTTACTGAGGCTATTGATAAGGAAGCTGCCGAGCACGGTAATAAGTTTGTCACTAATGAGCGTGAAAATAGTGTCATCGCAAAAGAGTATGATTTTGATGAACTTGTTACCCAGTTTGAGGTTGTTGCTGGAGACTTGATGAACAAGGACCCCAATTATTATCAGCCTCGTATTACTCAAATTGTTGAGAAATATCTTGGAAAAGGAAAACGTATGGCGGGTGTCACTAGAGATCAGGCCGAACTCGTTTACTTAATCGTTAATGAAGTCCAAGAAGATTTGGTAGATAAGAAGTAAAATAAAAATCAGCCTTGGTTAAATCCAAGGTTGATTTTT